GCGTGGTCGAACCGGGCGTGAGGTCGTAAGTGTTGTTGGGCCACTGCACCGTGCCGGTGTACTTACCGATGGCGAACAGTTGCGGGTACAGCGAGTCGATGACTTCGTTCGCCTGCTTGAACATCCAGTTCCGGGGGAACCGGGGGCGGCTGACAACACGGGCACCGGCAGCGTGTGACGCTGGCGTGGTGCCGTTGTAGCCACGGCCGAAGCCGTTGGCGATGGTGATGATGTTTGTGGTGGAGTCGATGTTGACTGCGTAAATCTGCTCGGAGTCAATCTCCACAATGCCCGGCGCAATGCCGACAGCCTGACCGAACGAGTAGTCCACATTCAGGGTCAGGTCGGTTGGCCCGATGGCATTCGTTAGCGGAGTAATGCGGTCCTGCGTGCTGCCATAGCCGTGAAGCTGAGCAGACATCTCGTCCAGCAGTTCGCCTGCCGTCGTCACTGGGCATCAGCCCTGAAGGGCACGCCCAGCTTGTCGGTCATCTTCCAGGCAATGTCAATGTCGGCCCGAGAGAGAGTCGCGGGCTGAATGCCCGCACGGCGGGCCTTGCCGTATTCCTTGATGTCGCTCTCTTGTGCACGGTTGAACTTGTGCGCCTCGACGGGCTGCACTTCCAGGTTCTTGGCACGCAAACAAGCTCCGTAGCTCTGGTGCGACTGGCTGCGGCAACCGCTGCTGCAAGGCATGTGCAACTCCGTATCTGGTTGGTACGTTTCCGCGCACGCCAAAGGGGCGACCCCTTGTGAGGACCGCCCCAAAGGCGTACGGAGGGCTTACAGCGAAGAAGCGTCAGCCCAGGTAAGGATGCGCTGGCAGGCTTCCTGCCGGAACATCGACCAGCCGCCGAAGCCGAGCCAGCCCAGCGGGTTGAACCGCATGAGCTTGTCGGTCTTCAGGCCGATAACCACGTGAGGCTCGACCGAAACGGCCTCCACCAGCGCCTCAGCGCCGAGGACGTAGGTGCGGTACACCGCTGCACCGGAGGCACCATCGGTGCCCTTGGTGCAGTTCGGGGACTGAATCCACCGAACACCAAGGTACGAGCCAAGCTCGGCCTGGTAGATGTTGTGCGTGTCCACATAGCTGTGCGGGTTCAGCCAGCCGGTGTCGGACAGCACGTTCGCCGCCACGTCCGGGTGGATGATGCCCACGAACTGATCCGCACCGTCACGCCCATGGGCGTTCCGGCGACGAAGCAGGGTGGTTGCGTTGCGGATACCGGCACTGTTCAGCGAGGAAGCCGAAGCGCCGGTCACGTTCACCGCGCTGCCCGTGGTCTGCCAGGTACCGGCAGCGTTGATGAGCAGGTTGGTGCTGGCGTCAAGCTGGTTCTGCACCAGCTTGTCCACGGTCGCAACCATGTTGCGGCCAACCAGGTAGGCAAGCGTCGGGTCGGGCGGGGTGAACGCCGACTCGCGCAGCTTGAAGGTCTCCAGCACGACGTTGCCGTACTCGTTGAGACTTACGGTGACGCGGATCGGTGCCGGGGGGGCAACCGAGTCCGGGTCCACGGTCTCAGTGAGAGGCGTGGTCGCCAGGTTGGCGATTTCAGGGGTGACCGTAAGGGTCACCGAGTTGGACGTGTTGGTCACGTCAATGGGGTGAACGTCCACGAACTGCCGGAAGATCGGCTGTGCGAACAGGGCGCGACGAAGCTCCCTGTCATATGCAGCGGCAACCAGGTTCGCGTAGGTGGCCGGAGAGTCCGTCATGGACGTAAAAGCGTTGGCCATCTCACTACCTTTCCTTTATCGGATTGAATGGAAAGGCAGACAAATGCTTAGCGGGGAACGGTGTAACCGCCGACAAGGCTCTTGCCCTGCGGACGGAGAATCCCCAGCTTGACCAGATCGTCGTCCGAAGCCGTATTGATGAGCCGCATAAGCTCCTGCGGATCACCGAACGCCGCATTAGCGCCCAGCGGTTCGGTCACGGTGCCGAATGAGGCGTCAGCTACACGCTGGGCCGCCTGAGCATTCGGGTCTGGTTCTGCGGCCTGCTGCTGTGCAGCCTGCCCGCTCACAGCGAACACGTTCTCGTGTTCCTTGAGCCATTTGTCTACCGCGCCTTCGGAGACATCTTCGGCG